GGGCCGCACGGCGCGAGTCCCTCAACCGCGCCGAGCAGGCGGGACGCGAGAGACCACCCGGTATCCCGCTCACGGAAGATCAGGCGCTGGAAGCGGAGCGGCAGGCGCTCATCGCGCGGCGCGGGCGCGCGGGATGGGACGAGGCCCAGCGCCAGCGCGCGGAGGGCACGTGGCAAGCCGATCTAGAGCAGCCGCTCCCGCCGCGCCAGAGCTACGAGGACATCACGGGTGGCGGCGGGCTGCGGGAGCGCATGATCCAGACGAACCGGGAGCAGCGCGGCGAGCCCGAGGTCGCGGCGGCGAGCCGGTGGGACGATCCCGTGGTGGCCGGTGGGATCGAGGACTTTCGCCACTATTTCGGGCGTGACCCGCGCACTCCGCAGGAGGTGCTGGAGCACCTGGACTTCCTCGCGCAACACCAACGCTACGGGCCCGAGTGAAGGAGACCCCATGCCATTTCCGAAGCGAGCGAGCAAGGGCAGCAGCGTGGCCCCCGAGAAGGCCAAGGAGATCCTGAAGGACGGCAGCGTGCGCGGGAATCCGCTCACGTCGAAGCAGAAGGGATTCTTCGGCGCGCGCGCGGGCGGAGCCCCGATGCCGTCGGTCTCCGCGCCCGCGCCGCGCAACCCGCCGGGACGCAAGGGCAAGCGCGGAGGCTACTGAGTGGCGGCGAAGAAGCGCCCGCGCCGTCCGTCGCGGCACCTCCCGTTCTCCGCCTGGACCGAGGCGGCGTACACCCGCCTGGACTACGCCGTCGCGCTCCTCCACCGTCGCATCGAGGCGGCGGGCCAGACGGACGCCGTGCGCCACGCCACGCGCCAGATCGCGCTGGCGCTCGACGGCCACGTGGTGGACGTGCAGTACGCGGCGGTCCTCCACGCGGCGATTCACATCGCGGAGACGATGGTGGACTGTCCCGACCCCACCGTGCATCGGCACCCATGAATCCTGACGGCCCGCTGCTCCACGTCCCCGCGATCGTGCCGCCCGACGCGCGCGAGATCACGCGGGGCGTGTGGCAGTGGGACTTGTCCGCGCAGGCGCGCGTGATGGCGGTCGGCGTCCAGGCGGACCCGCTGAAGGACTCGATGGCGTGGTGGGAAAGCATGCGCGAGACCATGCCGCCCTACGAGTTCCTCCGCGAGTACGGGCTCGATTTCGGCGTGTGGGGCGGCAAGCCGGTGTTTCCGGAGTACCAGGACCGCTACCACAAGGCGGGCGCGGCGCTCGCCTACGCGCCGAATCGCCCCATCCTGCGCGGGTGGGACGTGCCGGGACCGATCGGCGTCGCGTGGGTGCAGCGGACGCCCTTGCGCGCGCTGGGCCCGTCGTCGAGCCAGTACGACGGCCTCTCGCGCATCCACGTGCTGGCCGAGTTCCTGATGGACGGCAGCGTCGCGGAAGCGGGCCGTCAGGTGCAGGCGATGACGCGCGAGTCGTTCCCGGGCGCGACGGAGGTCATCGACGTGGCCGACCCCGCCGCGTTCGACCGCCGCGCGAACGACACGCAATCGTGCGCGGACATCCTGCGCCGCGAGTGCGGCATCCATCTCAAACCCGGGCCGCGCACCGTCACGGAGCGCCTGGAGCCGATGCGGCGGAGCTTGCTGGGCGTGATGCCCAACATCCCGCCGTCGGAGCCGCCCGGGAAAATCCTGTTCGACCCTGCGTGCCCACGGTTGCAGGAGGCGATGCGCTCTGCCTACCACTACAAACAACTCCCGGGCGCGCAGGGCCGCTATCACGACGTGCCCGAGAAGAACTGGGCGTCGCACCTGATCGACGGGCTCTGCTACGCCATCGCGCGCCTCGACGAGGACGCGCGGGCGGAGAACGCGGAGCCGCTGGAGCCGATCGACTGGCGGGATGCGCTGGGCGTGTTCCCGTCGGCCTCGACGGGGCGACGATGGCGCTGACGACCGAGGTCGGCGCGGTTCGCAAGGAGAACCGGGGCAAAGCCGCCGCGCCGCCCCCGGGCTCGCCGTCCCACGACCGCCTCGTCCAGTTGGTGAAGTCGCGGCGCGGCCTCGCGGAGAAGGCGCTCACGCGCTACCACCCCAACTGGAGGACGGCGGATCGGGTCTATCGGCACTACGTGGACCCGGGCCAAGTGGATCGCGACGGGAAGCTCCTCTACCCCTGGGCGCGCGACATCGTGGTGCCGCTCACGTTCGCGATCGTGCAGACGCAACTCGCCTGGGAAATGGCCGCGTTCACGGGCCGCACGCCGATCGTGCCGCTCGACGGCGTCAGCCCCGAGGACGTGAAGCCGTCGAAGGTGATGGAGCAAGTCCTCCAGCACGAATGGAACGCCGACCGGCACAGCCTCGCCCTCTACCAGTGGCTCCTCGACCGCCGCCGCTACGGCGTCGGCATCGTGTGGGTCAACTGGGTCCGAGACGTGACGCGCCAGTACGTCGAGAAGCCCAAGACCAAGATGATCCCGATGCTGGGCGTCGAGTTGCCGATGGGCATCGAGCGCACGTGGGAGGACCGGCTCCGCTACGAGGGGAACCGCATCGAGTCGATCGACCCCTTCCGCTTCTACCCCGACCCGCGCGTCGCGCTGGGCCGCTGCCACACGGGCGAGTTCGTCGGTTTTCGGACGCAGCGCCATTACCACGATCTCTTGCTCATGGAAAAAGACGGCCAGTACGCGAACGTGGACAAAATCCCGAAGGGGCGGAAAGCGCCCTGGAACGCGGGAAGCGAGAACGGCGCGGGGCGCGGGCGCGAGTGGGGCGCGGCGGCGAACACGGGCCAGTCGGTCGCGATCTCGACGTGGCTCTCGTCGGTCGGGCCCAACGCGCTCGACGCCCAGGAGGGCGGCACCGTCGATCTCGACGTGTTTGTCATTCGGGTGGTGCCGAAGGACTACGACCTCTCGTCCGCGACGATGCCGCAGAAGTACGTCGTCGTCCTCGCCAACGACGCCATCGCGATCCGCGCCCAGCCCTACGAGCACGACCACGACGAGTTGCCAGCGGCGGTGATGGAGTTGACGCCCGACCAGCACCCGTACTGCACCCCGGGCGTCGTCGAGCACATCGAGGACTTGCAGGACTACTTGTCCTGGCTCTGGAACTCGCACGCGCAGAACGTGCGGAGGACGTTAAACAACCAATTCCTGGTCGATCCCAGTATCGTCGAAATACAAGACCTCCTGTCGCCCCAGCCGGGATTGCTCGCGCGCCTCCGCCGCGAGTGGCAGGGGAAACCGGGCGCGATGGAGGCGGCGCTCAAGCAGTTGCCGATCGTGGACGTGACGAAGTCGCACCTCCAGGACATGGATCAGGCGATCTCGATGATGCAGCGCGTCGCCGCCGCGCCGGAAAACTTGCAGGGCATCCTCTCCTCCGGCGACCGCACGCTGGGCGAGCAGCAGATGGCCGTCACGTCCGCCCAGGGTCGGCTCCGCATGGAAGCGCAGTTGGGGTGGCTCCAGGGCATGACGCGTGTGACCCACCAGCGCATCTCCAACGTGCAGCAGTACATGACCGAGGAGCGGTGGATTCAGATTCTCGGCACGTACCCGCGCGCGCTGGGGATGATCGCGGACCAGAAGTTCCTCCGCGTCGGCCCCGACGAGGTGCAGGGCCAGTTCACCTACGGCCAGCCCGACATGATCGTCAGGCAGGACGAGAAGATTTTGATGGCGATGCGCGAAATCTGGCTGGCCGTCGCGAAGGAACCGGAACTGCGCGCGCGCTTCGATCTCGTCAAGCTGTTTGAGCCGATGGCGCAAATGGCCGGAATAAAAAATTTGGAGGACTACACGCGCGAGATGCCTGCGGCGGGCGGACAGGTGCCGGTCCCCGGGATGCCGTCATTCGGGATGCCCGGGGCGGGCGGCGGCACGCCCCCGGGAGAGGCGACGCCGCAGGGCCCGACGACGCCACGCGGCGGACCCACCGGCATGCCGATGCGGCCCAACGTGATGCCCGACGAGGACGTGATGCGCGAAGTCGAGAAGGGCAATCTGGTGGGCGTGTGATGGAGCGCCTCCGCGAGATCACGGAGGAACAGTCGCGCCGCGAGAAGGAGCAGGCGCTCGCGGATGCGTCCGCGCTCGACCGGCTCGCGGCGTATCCCGAGTGGGCGGTGCTCGACCGGCTGATGGGTGAGCACGCGGCGCGCGTGGTGGCGGCGCTCCGCACGCGGGGGCTCGATCTGCCGACCACGGAGGCGCTCCGCGCCGAGTTGGACACCGTGGACTGGCTCCGCTACCGCCCGATCGCGCTCCGACGGGCGCTGGAATCCCAGAAGGACTACGAGCACGCGGCCCAGGGTCGCGTCAGGAGTGAGTGATGGCCGAAGAGATCGTCGTCGCCCCCGCCGCTGCCGCCCCCGAGCCGAGCCC